TTTAAGGAGAAAACAATATGGCAAATATAATACCGTTCGCATTTAGAGGAGAACTCTTTTCGGGAACACATAACTTTGCAAATGGAGGAGATGCTTTCAAAATAGCTTTGTACACATCTAATCCTTACTCAACGTCTAGTACAGTTGTACTTACAACTAATGAAGTTAGTTCTTCTGGTAGTTCAAACTATGAGAGAAAAGCTTTAGGTTCACAAGCAGTGGCAAGTTCAACTGCAGTTGCTTCAGTTGACTTTGCAGATAGTACTTGGGCTAGTGCTACTTTTACAGCAGCATTTGCAGCAATCTATAATGATGACAAGAGTGATAAGTTATGTGTAGTATTAGATTTTGGTGGAAACAAAACGGCTACTAATGGTACGTTTACAGTTTCTTACCCAGATCCAAGTACACCGGCTAATGCAATTATAAGCATGGCATAAGGAGAAAATTAAATGGCGTTTAAATTAAACGATAGGGTTAAAGAATCCAGTTCGACTACTGGTACAGGTACGTTTACACTTGGTGGTGCGGTAACAGGTTTTGAAACTTTTGCTGCAGGTATCGGTGGAGGTAATACTACATACTATTGTATTTTTGAAAACGGTACAAATAATTTTGAAGTTGGTTTTGGAACTTTAAACGGAGGAGCAAGTACACTTGCTAGAACTAATATTATTTCTAGTTCTAATAGTGATGCTGCTGTAAACTTTGCAGGTGCAACAGAAGTATTCTGTACAGTGCCTGGTGCAAAAATAAGTTTACCTACTCCAGAAGAATATGGTTCTTCATCAGCACCAAAAATAATTACAGTTAAAGTTGGTACTAAAACGACAGCTCATCCATACTCAGGTCAAGGATCTTCTAGTGCATATTTTTTTGATGGATTAGAATCACCAGCAATTACATTTTCAGGTGCAGATGCATCTTATAAATATTACTACAGATTTGATCAATCAGATTCTACAAACAGTGGTCACCCTTTACTATTTTATTTAGAAGCAGACAAATCTACAGCTTACACAACAGGAGTAACCACTAACGGTACACCAGGATCATCTGGTGCGTATACACAAATAGCAGTTGATGTTAACACACCAAATGTTTTATACTATCAATGTTCATCGCACTCTTTAATGGGTAACTTTGCAAACACTATATCTAATTATGTTAATGGTGCTTTAAATGTAGGTACATTACTTAAAATGCCTGATAATACATCTGCTAAAATATTAGTTGCAGATGGTACAAGTTATCAAGAATCCGCAGTATCAGGTGATGCAACAATTGCATCTGGCGGAGCATTAACACTAGCTAACTCTGGTGTAACAGCTGCTAGTTATACAAATTCATCAATTACAGTAGATGCAAAAGGTAGAGTTACTTCAGCGTCTAGTGGATCAGCGGGAGCTTCAGCGGGTTTTGCCGTTGCAATGGCAATCGCGTTATAGTATAAGGAATAAATTATGGCACAAAATTTTAAAAACTACATAACATCTGCAACAGGAACTTCAGCAGTGGATGCTTTAGGTGGCGCTACTAACAGTATTGACTGTTTAATTAGCGTAAGAATGGCAAATATTTTAACAACAACAATAACAGTAGAAGCTTATATCGAAAGAGGTGGTACTAATTACCATTTAATTAAAAATGCACCGATTGTAAGTGGCGGATCACTTGAGCTGATAGACGGAGGAAGTAAAATTGTTCTTGCTTCTGGAGATCAACTATATGTCAAATCAGATACGGCGTCATCTTTAGATACAGTAGTAGGCGCAGTAGATGATATAAGTACGTAGGAATAATCATGGCCTATTTAGGAAACGCACCAGCGGAAAAATATATAAGCTTTGAAAGACAGGTATTTACTATTGTCAATTCTCAAACTGCATATACGCTATCACATTCTGTAACTAACGAAAACGATATTAGACTTGTTGTAAATAACGTAGTCCAAGAGCCAGGTTCAGGAAAAGCTTATACTGCAACGGGCACAACTCTTACACTATCAGCGGCATTAACAAATGGTACAGATGAAATGTACTGTGTATTTTTAGGTAGAGCAGTAGGAACAGTCAACGCTCCTGCAGGATCCGTGGGCACTTCACAACTAGCTGCGGACGCAGTAACAAATGCTAAAATTGCTGACGATGCAATTAGTGATGAACAACTTGATCCAACTGTAATTACAGGACAAACAGCAGAAACTTCTATTGCTACAGATGATTTAATTTTATTATCAGATACATCAGCTTCTGGTGCATTAAAAAAAATGACTAGAGCAAACTTTGTATCTGGTATTGGTGGAACTAACACTCCAGCTTTTATGGCATCATTAACTACCGATCAATCTATAAGTCATAATACAAATACAAAAATAGCTTTTGCAAACGAAGTTATAGATACAGATAATACTTATGATCCTTCAACTAATTATCGTTTTACTCCAGGTGTTGTAGGTAAATATATGATTGGGTTGGGTGGTTGGATTTATTCAAGTGGAGGTGATATTAAAGATTATTCATTATATCTTTATAAAAATGGAAGCGACATTACTAATACTATGTACAAAAACCTCAATGCCTTTTCTGAAAGAACTAATTTAGATTTTCATACTATTATAAATGTTACATCTACCTCAGATTATTATGAAGTTTATATAAACCAAAATTCATCTGGTAGTAATTCAGTAGAATTTAGTGCTTCTGGAAATTCAGCAAAATTTAGAAACTTTTTTTACGCATACAAATTAATTACATAGGAATAAATTATGGCAATAGATAAAATAACAACACCCGCAATAGCAGACGACGCAGTAACAAATGCGAAGGTGTCCTATAACAATAATCAATTTAGAAACATCATCATCAATGGAGATATGAGCTTGGCTCAAAGAGCAACTTCTGTTACAGGAGTAGGTAATGGAGATAATTCATGTCATACTGTTGATAGACTTTCGTTTTATGAAGAAGGTGGAACATCTGGAGAATTTACTATGTCACAAGAAAGTGATGTTCCAACTGGTCAAGGTTTTTCAAAATCTACCAAACTAGATTGCACAACAGCAGATGCAAGTTTAGCAGCAGCAGAAGTTATAGCTTTAGAATACAAATTTGAAGGTCAAATGTTACAATATATTAAAAAAGGAACTTCAAATGCAGAAAGTCTCACACTTTCATTTTGGGTTAAAACTAATAAAACTGGAACTTATGTTGCTAATTTTTATGATAATGATAATGATAGACACACTTCACAAAATTATACAGTTTCATCATCTAATACTTGGGAAAAGAAAACTATAACTTTTGCACCAGATACCTCTGGAGCACTTACTAATGACAATACTTTAGCTTTAGCTATGTATTTTATTTTAGGTGCTGGAACTACTTATACCAGTGGCAGTGCAGCTACTGCTTGGGAAACTTTTACAGGTAATGCTGATAATTGGTGTGGTGGTCAAAATGTAAACTTACTAGACAATACATCAAATGAATTTTACATTACAGGAGTACAATTAGAAGCTGGAACATCAGCATCAGATTTTGAGTTTTTGCCTTTTGATATAAATTTAAGAAGATGTCAAAGATACTTTTTTAAACTTTTAGCTGATAGATGGTTGTATGCTATAAATAGTGGAAACACTTATTCAAGGCATTCTATTCAATTTCCAGTTCAAATGAGAGCAACCCCAACTTCAACAGTAAGTTATGGTAGTACTGGAACTGGAAGTGGAGTTCAATTTGAAAATGCTGATTCTGTAACTGTTTATGTAAATGGTTTAGGTGCTTCTGAAACAGACGTAAAGAGTGGTAGTAAATTTGAGTCAGAGTTATAATTATGATTAATACAGTAACAAAAAATTATTTAAATGGACAATTTATAAATTACACTATGGTAAAAAATGAAGTTTCTTCTTCTGTACCATTAGATGAAGCAAATTCAGATTACCAAGCAATTCAGACATGGATAGCAGATGGTGGAACAGTTATTGATAATCCACCAGAATAATGTATAAACAACAAATAAGGAGAACAAACTATGGCATCACTATCAAGCAAGGTTAAAACTTATTGCGCTAATAACGGCGTAGCAAATGTTGACTTTACAGTGGACGTTATGCTTCAGGATGACTCAAACGGTCAGGGACCTTACATCAAGACATGGAATGTGTCAGGTGTAGCGCAACCAACTGATGAGCAACTGAATGCTGTAGATTCTGCTGCAGATCTCGAAGAGAGACAAAATGCAGTAAGAGCTACAAGAAGAAGCGCCTACGGTGATCTAGGTTCACAGCTCGACATGCAGTACCACGATTCAATCGACGGTACTACTACATGGAAAGATCATGTAGCAAGTGTGAAGACTGCAAACCCGATCCCTACAGAGTAAAGGATAAAAACATATGGCTTACGTTGGAAAAGCTCCCCAAACAGGAGCGTATCAAATTTTGGATGACATAGCAGGGTCATTCACTGGATCAACTGCAGGACCGTTTAACTTAACGGTTGGTGGGACCGCTGTGCTTCCAGGAAACGAACAAAGCTGTATTATATCTATTTCAGGTGTTATTCAAGATCCAGCTGCATACACAATCTCTGGTTCCCAGATAACCTTCAGTTCAAACCCAGCCAGTTCTGATACTTTTTTTGGAACTGTGCTCGGTAACACATTTGATATTGGTACACCGACAGATTCATCAGTGACATCTGGTTCTTTGTCATCAACTTTTTTCGTGAAAAATTCACAAACATGGAGTAGTATATCTATGGCTGGATCTACAAACGGAGCCTTGGTTGGACCCGTTACAGTTTCAGGCACAATAACAATTCCATCAGGGAGTACATTCGTAATTTTATAATGAGTAAACTAGAAACAAACACTATTGATACAGTATCAGGAACTTCGACACTACAAGTCGGAAGTACAAACACATCTACTATTACTTTAGGTGTAAG